TGAAGGACCCCAAGCACCCTGAGAATGAGGGTAAGGTGTTCCTCTACAAGTATGGCAAGAAGATCCATGACAAGATCCTCGCTGCCATGCAACCTGAGTTCCAAGACGAGACCCCTGTGAACGTCTTTGATCTTTGGGAAGGTGCTAACTTCAAACTGAAGATCAAAAAGGTTGCAGGTTACTGGAACTATGATTCTTCTGAGTTTGATTCTGTCTCTGCTCTCAGCGCAGACGATACTGAACTTGAAGGTATCTGGAAGTCTGAGCACTCGCTCGAAGCGTTCACTAACAAGGACCAGTTCAAGTCCTATGAGGATCTTGAGCGTCGCCTGAACATGGTGCTCGGCATCAGTCAGCGTCCTGCTGCTCGTCCTTCTGTTGATGATGAAGAGTACGAACCCGTTGCCGCTACTGGTGGGTTCAACGATGCTGACATCACACCTCAGTCTTCGTTCCGTCAGCAGATGAGTGCTCCCTCTCCTGTGAAGGAAGAAGCAGTCGTTGATGATGACGATGCCCTGTCCTACTTCGCTAAACTTGCTGAAGAGTGAGATGGAATTACGAGAGGGTCTGCTTGACCCTCTTGGTCGTCGCTACTTACTACTCTTTGATTTTTAAATAATGGACGTTGTACACGCATGGAATTCCATGTCTTACGGTGAGGGATTCCTCTTCTCCCTGTGGGTCATTGGAATGTATTACATTAAACTTCGTATGGATCGCTACTTTACGCGATGAAACGCATTGCTTCTGTTCTCTTCCACCCAGTAACAGTGTTCAATCTATTGTTGACTGGATCTCTAGGGGTTATCGAAGCGATCCACACCAGAGCACATCATACTCTGGAGAAAGATGTTCATGGTCATGTACATCAGTTCCTCAGGAAAAATCCTGAGACCTGTGACTATATTGACTATTGAATTCCATAAAACTGGAAAAATTTTTTCCGTAAATTTTTCACCTAAAAGGTCGAGTCATCCTACACGCTTTAGCTTCTTGCTAATGTAGGTGTCTTGACCTTTTTTGTATATGTTTTGTCTCTTGAAGTCATCTACAAACTGTCTAAAGTATGCAGGTTTCAGTAGGAAGATCTCACGCTTTGCTTCATTTCTCTTGGTAACATCTTCTAGTGCTGTAACTGGTCTGCATACAGTGTTACCAGGAACTGATGTGTAACCTGTGCCATTCCAATACTTGAATGGACTGTTGTACACAGTCTCATCTACATGCAGTCCACCTTCTAGTGCGACTGCATCTACTAGAGTGCCAAACTCATTAGGGATCTTGAAACCAGACTTGATTTCATAGGTCTCGTAGTATAGAATCTCATTATATGGATCAGCATACTGCTGCTCTGCATATTTTGTTAGAGAAGCATTGGATAGTGGCCAGTCTAAATGTCTGTTGACAATCTCATTTGTCAGTAGGATGACCCAATCATAGAACTGGTCACCATATGCCTTGAGTGCAAGACTATCAGGTGTCTCACCATCTTGGATGGTATACTTTTTAAAGAAGATAGCAAAAGAAAACACATCAGCATTCAACTTGTACTTCTTAAACAAGTTCTTTGCTACGACATATTCCGATTCGGTAAACGGATATGACAGTGGTTTCTCATCGTATTCGATGTTTGGTAATAGAGAAAAATACATATCAGTATCCGAATTCTATGTCTTCTGAGTAAACAAGTTTGGTTTCCATAAAGTTGACTCTAATTTCTGTCGCTACTGGGTAACCATCAGGACCGACAGCATAGACTCCATCGGGTGAATAGTTCACGTCGAAGTCTGTAATAGAACACACCTTATACTTAGCAACATTTCTGTTTTCTTTGCCGCCTTGCATAAAATTGATTTGCACAAGATCTGGAACACCAATAAAACCACTGCCGTATTTTTGATTAGCACCAACAGCTGATTGATTTGCTTGATTGCCCGCTAACGCACCCCAAAACTTACCAGAATTGTTGTGATTTAATCTGGGAAGCATTGCTTCTTTGAATGTTTTTACAATACCATCAATTGCTTCTGCTTCAGGTTTGTTATATGGAACCATCTTGAAGGTTAGTTGCAGAGTTCTCAAATCATGTCCACCAAAAATTAACTCAACGTTTGGATTGAGAATTGCTCCTCCAATACTTGAGAAAATATCTTGAACACCAATAGAATCTTTTGTTAATGCTTTTGTTAAAGCACTAATTCCCTGAGCTCCAAGTTGAGCAGGTGCATTTTTAACTGCTGTCTCTGCAGATTTGGTTAACGCTTCTAGAGCTTGTTTGTAGTTTGAATTTGCAAAAGCACCAGCACCTCGTAGAACACCAGCAGCAACGTTACCAAATGCTTTACCATCCCAGTTTGCTTTGTAAGATGCTGCTACTCCTTCTGGCATATAAAGAAGAATTTGTGGAAGATCAGCAGGTTCTAGGTTATTAGTCTGTGCATTATACGCAGTCAATGCATTAGAACCAAGACCTCTCTGCTGTGCTGCCTTACTGAAGGGTGGTTTGTATTTTTTAAAAGAGAATATAACGTAGTGTGATTTATCAACTGTTGAAATATCAGTAGGATACCTCAAACTACTACCAGCTCCAGTTCCAATAGGAAGAGTTGCTGGAGTTAGTAGTTGTAAACTAGATGTAGTAGGACCAGTATTACTACCAGCAGCAGCGGAAGGAGAAGCAGGAGCATCTGCTGGTGGAGTAGACAAGAGGTTAAATTGAACACCACCAGGCTCAACAGCATTTGGCTTCCACTGCTTACCGTTGGTCGTATGGTATAGAATATACCATGACCCATCGGTTCCCTTGTAGTAACTATAAACTGGTATTCCGTCTGTTGCTGCCATTATTGTGCCATTGTTCTGTCAGATTGTCTACCATAAGTACCAATTACACGACGAGCTTTGATCCTGTCGTAGAAAGAATCCATAGATTTCTCCCAAACATAATCTTTATCAAAAGGAAACTCATGTCCATCTACGTTCTTCACAAACTTCTCGATTGGAAGTAAGATCGCAGTATCCCACTCATTTGCGTGGAGATCTAGGAGATAAGCATTTTTCACATGGTTATGTAGATATTTATGGAAACATACCTTAGGTATGTTGATTTGTCCCTTCAATAATGCAGCAACCACCTGAAATCTTCTCTTAGGTGGAAGATAATGTAGGTTTGCTCCCCAAAATTCATTTCTATTTGCCTTAGTTACATAGACAAGAGGGTTCTTGTCATAGTAAGGCAACCACCTCATCTTTGCTTCATAACTGAACATGTAAAGGTGACCAGGAACAGTGTATCTCCTTAGGATGTTACCATCCTGCTGTTCTGCTGTTTGTACTTTATCTGCCTTCTCGTCACTAACAAATTTTCTTGTATCTTTTCTATATCCGTTAGTTGCTTGCTGTAAAGCGTTTCTATACCAAGTGACTGTTTGTTTTTCTCCTCCAGTTTGCTCTGTTATTTTCTCAAAGAGAGTCTTATATCCTGGATTTTTGTTTACAGCATTGCGCTGTACTGATGCGAAGCCCGTTGCCATTGTTCTAAACTCCTAAGTGATCTTCGGTGAGTATTAAAAAGTTCATCTGCCTGTCTTCACAATACTCACGAGCAGCGGACCACTTAGATTGGTTCTTTGCAAATGTTAAAGCAGCATTACGGTAGGCAGCAGTTTTTTTGTTTTTGTCATTCGGTGGTTTTGTTTGTCTTTTAGGTTTGATCTCAATAATATATTTTGTTAACTTTCCTGTCTTCTCGCGGACCTTGATATAAAAGTCTGGAAAGTATCGTCTCACTCTACCATCAGGTGCTCTGTATGGTATAATAATCTCTTCACTGCCCCACTCTATAATAGCGGGGTTGTTATCACAGAATACCATGAACTTTCGTTCCCAGAGTGATCTGTAGATAACTCTAGTTGGGTTGCCACGGTACTTCTTAGGATTAACAGGTTTGTAAAATCCAGAGTACGCCATAAATATAGTTGGACCAACATAGGTATTTAGTGTGGCTGGAATAAACACCTTTCTAAGTGAAATGGTGAAAGCAGGCGGTATGTCCGTCTCTAACCAATATGATGTTGATTTCAAGTTTACCTCAACAGTTGCTGGTGAAATACGAGCATATGCTGGGGTAACGTCTGCTAATGGAGATCCAATCTTCAAGATGTTTTGTGATGAAGCACAACTACCTAACGTTGGCACGATGACAGGCAACTTGACTGGTCGATATACTGGTCAAGGATCTGTAGCATATGCACACACTCCTGTATACACAGAGTTTCAACTTGGTTGGATGTGTGATGCTAATATGTCACCACTGAAGTTTCTAACTGGATGGCATGATTTTATCATTGGAAACGACAGGAGAATTGGTGGGTCAACTCTCTCAGACATGAATGCATCTGATAGAGCATTGAACAATAGGACATTCGCTATTCAGTATCCTGATACTTATGTTTGTGATGTTAGAATTACAAAGTTGGAACAAGGAAAAACTGAGCAATCAAGGAGAGCATCTATTTCTTACCTAATGGAAAGGGCATTCCCAATCTCTATTGATGCTGTGCCTCTAGCTTATGGTAACTCCCAGTTGACTAGAGTTACAGCAACGTTCCAGTATGCAAGACACCACGTTGCTACTGCTCCTATCAGCAATAGGACAGGAACAATATAGCAAAATTGACTTTTTGATTCCATGAAACTGGGAAAATTTTTTCCGCTAATTTTTGGGTCTAAAAGTCGCGATAAATATACATATGATCTGATCTAAACATTATGGCATTGCCTACCTTAGACCTGCCAACTTACGAGTTGAAGGTCCCCTCTACAGGGAAAACCATTAAATATCGTCCATTTCTAGTAAAAGAAGAAAAAGTCCTTTTATTGGCACTAGAATCTGGAGATGACAAAGCAATCCAAGATGCTGTCAAAAATCTACTAAAAGGATGTATTGTTAGTAGAATAAAAGTCGAAAATCTGTCTACTTTTGACTTAGAGTATATTTTCCTCAAAATTCGTGCAGCGGCAGTTGGCGAAGTTGTTGAAATGGAGGTTACTTGTCTAGATGACAACGAAACCAAAGTAAAGTATAATCTCAATCTAGACGAAGTTGAGGTTATCTTCCCAGAAGGTCATTCTAGCAAAATCATGCTAACTGACGATACTGGACTGATTATGAAATATCCTAGTTTTGACCGTTTTGTCGAAACTTCGGTTTCTGGCAAAGTTTTGTCAAATGACGATATTTTCGATATTGTCGCAGAATCCATCGATCAGATTTTCCAAGGTGAAGAGGTATATGACTCTTCTACTACTTCAAAGAAGGAATTTAGGCAATTTGTCGAACAGTTGACTAATAAGCAATTTGAGGAATTGGAAAAGTTCTTTGAAACTGCCCCCAAACTGTCACATCAGTTTGTAGTGACAAATCCAAACACTGGTGTAGATTCTACTTTCACAATTGAGGGATTAGCAAATTTTTTCGCGTAGCACTCTTCCACAATACTCTGGAAGGGTACTACAAAACTAATTTTGCTTTGATGCAGCACCATAAATATAGCTTGAGTGAGATTGAAAACATGTTGCCCTGGGAACGCCAGGTCTACACTACATTACTGATTCAATATATTGATCAACTCAAAGCAGAGCAAGAGAACAAAAAGTAATGCCAGCAGGTAATGTCGGATATACTGATACTAGGTCCTTTAGTGGATCCCTCCTAGGAGATATTGCTGGAGGGATTAGGGATCGTATTGGCAATTCGATGCAGATGGCACGTCAAGAGCGTGCTAATGCTGCCAAAGCACTAAATGTTGGTGGTCGCAATGATGGTGTTACTCAAAAGGAATTTGATAAAGAATACGGAAAAGGTTATTTTTTTAAAAGAGCACTAGGATCTAATTTTGGTGGAGATCGTGTTGCTAGGACGAGAGGATATTTTGAAAAAAACCCACCAGCAGGTAGAGATCCCTTAGGAACCAGAGAATCTAGATTTAGTGCTGGATTTGACTATGCATCAAAAGAAGGTCTAATCAAGGGTGCTAGACCCCTACAAGGACCCAAAGCACCAGAGTATCTGTATGCATATGATAGGCGATATGCAGATGTTCTAGGCGATGCTGCTAAGTTTAAGGATGATACCTTAGATAAGGAGAAGATGAAGGCAAAGTCGTCAATGTTTGGCGGCACA